CTATTGTAATTCATTATTTGTTTGAGTTTAATAATTCGACAAAACTGTTTAAAGCTTGTTTTTTAGTGTAAAAAACATATCGCCACTTAAACCCGTTATGTTTAAGCAATCGAATATTATTTATTTTCTCGTGTGTAATTTCGTACCCTTTATAATTGATAATTTCTAACATTTTTTTGTAATTTTTAAAGTTAATAAATAAGCAGCTATATATATTGCTACGACTGAAAATGTAATGTGTACTAATATCATAATTTTGTTTTTTATTGATTGTTTTTTATTGTTTTTTTGAATGTCTTAATGATAAGCGATAAGGAATATTTTAACTCTTCTAATTGTTTTGCGTTATTGACACAATACCTCTTGTCAAATTGCATAATATTAAATCCTTTGTTGGTTTCTATATACACAAATTGATTTTTCACTTTAATGTTTAATATATCTATGTAATACGGATAGGTGCCACCATCGTAAGTAATAGGAAGTTCCTCCAAGCTATTAATTCTTGGTATCATCTCATTGATAGTATTAATCTTTCTTTGTAGTGCTGCATTAATTTTTTTTGTTTTCATATAGTTTGATTGAATTTGTTTAACAAAATAAGTAGGTGAAGCCTTGCTTGGCTTGATTTTTTTGGGGCGCATTGTGCAGTAACTTGTTAGGTTTCAGTTACTTACATCATTTCAAAGAACTCAAAAGGCATTCGGGTAACTCCCTTTGACATTGTAAATGTAAAAAAAATAATAAAAGAAAATAACGCGCGTACAATAAACAAAATTAATATCCTAATGTTTTAATACTTTTTTTTTGAACGCCTAAAAAATAATTTTGTCCCAATAAAACAAGAGTAAAAAAACAAGTGAAAATATCAAATGTTAAAATTATGTTAAAATTTTGGTATTGTAAAAATATAGTTGTAAATAACGCGCGCGCACACGCGCACACACACGCGTACGCACGTATACGCATACATACGTATACGCGCGACCCCTAATATGTTAAAGACCCTAATATGTTAAAGACCCTAATATGTTAAAGCATAAAAAAACCCCCACATTTCTGTGAGGGTCTTTCCAAATTAAAACAAAACTAAATATATATAAAACAAAAATCTATAATAATGATGCTTGGAAGCAAGTGCCAGAACACCAATCTCCCTCGCAAGGTTCTCCACATTCTAAGCACTCGTTTTCTGGTTCATCCTTATGGAATGGGTTTCCGTAGTCTACTGTTTCCATTATATGTCTTTCTAAATTCTTAGCAAAGATAATGTTATTTTGAAAACTACCAAAACATTTATTAAAATTATCTAATAACATATTTTCCTTTATTTGCAGTTTTCATAAAGTAATCTAATCCGTACCTAATTGCATCTAAAAAGTGATTCCAGTTGTCAATAGGCTTTTGATTTCTTTGATGCCAAACGTAATTATTTAACTCTTTAACGATGTTCACAGAATGAACATCGACTATAATATCAAAGTCTTGTAAGAGTGCAATACCACTTAATATGCTTCCTATCCTCTTTACGGTAGGTTTTATGTTACAATATTCTTTTAATTCATTTATAAGTCTTGGTTCGGCACTATCACAAATTATTAAATCGCCAATAGCGTGTTTTTTATTAGCTTCTCCTATTTGCTTGGTTGACATACCTATTTGTGAAAACATTTCTTTAACCCATATTTTCTTATTACTTTTGTCAACTGAAATTTTACATAAGACTGTTGGGTCTGCTGAAAATCCAAAGTCTTGACAAAACAAAGTAGGTGCGTACTCATTGAATTTACCAACAGACCAATTATTGTAGATTGTACCTTCTGCCTTGTCAAGCCAACCACCAAGTATTTGGTGGTTGTATTTATCGGGTCTGTTCCTTCTAATCCATTCTAAGTTTGTAAGAAATGATTCAGATAAATGTTTCTTGTTATCTAAATAAGTTGTGTGAATGTATGTCGTATCTTGACTTTGTTTGTTGGTAGAGGGATTCACCCCCTTAGATGCAAAAAATCTCTGATAAATCCAATGTTCTTTAGTGGCAGGGTTTAGTATTAAAATAACCCTATTTTGTTTTGTCTTTACCCTTACGGATTGGTCAATCTTGTCAAATATATTTTCATCTACTAATTCTTCTGCTTCATCTAAAACAAACGTTGTAATCCCTTGTAGGGATTTTAAGTTTGCAGTTTGATTTCCTGCTGATGTTTTTATCCCCTTAAAAATTATAGCAGAACCAGTCTTTATGTTTACTATTTCATCTTTACCTATCTTAAATTGGTCTGTAAGACCAAGTAGTTCTAACTTTTCTAAAAATTCGGGTATGATTGAAACAGAAGCAGTAATCATTGTCCAACGACAAAAAAGTATCTTGTGTCCTTCCTCCATGGCAAGTAGAACAAGAAAAACACAAATTCCAAACGACTTACCACTACCACGACCACCAGTAATTACAAAGTACCTACTATCATCACCAAGTGCATTGTATTTTGGATGTAATATACTCATTAATCTTCTACAACTTCAAATTCTGTGTCATCTTGTGTCGTAGCGGTAGAGTTACCAGTAAATATATTTTGTATATTAAAAGTCTGACCTCTACCCTTATTGTCAGAAGCAACTAAATCTTCTGGCTTACCATAAGCATATTCAAGAAATAGTTTCATGTGAGGAAAAGAACCCTCTTTAGCTTGTTTTGCTAATTCAAGAAAAGCACCCTTCTCTGTTCCGAAAGTCTCTTTCATAGCGTGAATGGCGTATGCAGTAATACGTTCCTTCTTAGCTTTGTTTGTGTAAGTCTTTGGTGTTGTAGGCTTTTTATAAGTCTCTCCTTTAGACCTACCGTTGTTCTTACGACCATCGGTAGGCTTTAGGTATTTCCTTTCTATTGGTTTTCTTCCCATTATATTGATAGAGTTCTTAATCTTCTATTATATTTTTTTAATAGAATAGCTTTTGTTCTAATTTTACCAACAAAGTATTCTTCTTTAAAACTACCTTTTTCTGATTCAACCATCTTAAATGAAATCTGATTGATTTCATTATTCAATGACGTAATATGACGTAACACAAATCTAATGTGTTTTGTTTTTCTGTTTACTATATAACGTATCATAAATTTTCCATATTTTGTTTTGACATTCTATGTAAGAATAGACCTTCTCGCCTATTCGTTTCTTTCCTGCCCTTTCAATTATTATTTTGTACTGGTTACATTCACCTCTGCCTTTGCAGGAAGGCATAGGTTTAGGATATATCTTGTATCCATTAGACATACACCAAGAAAGGGCAGTATAGTTTAATGTATTAACTTCTATTTCTTCTTTTGTTTTTTTCTTTACCATGTTAAGGTATAAAGATAGACCGTTCAAATATCGCTTCTATTACTTGATTTCTTGTAACAGTTATGGTATATGGATTCTGTGTTGAACTTGTCAATACACCAACCCATCTTACAAATCTGTATCCTTTTTCTGTATTAGGAATAGCAGTCAAAGTTAATTGAGTTCCATAAGGATATTGTCCCGAACTTTGTGAAACAGTTCCCCATTCATCGTTGTTAGATGTTACCACTAATGACATAATAAAGGGGTTGCTTGAAGATGTTTCTTGTAATTGCGTAATCTGTTCAGCTTGTTGTGTTGTTAATTCAACTAAAACACTTATCTGTTCTTGTAGTTCTTCTAAGAAAGAATCTGTTACTTGTTGTCCAGAGGTTATCAAAGAATTTAAATCTGAAATCTGTCCATCTATTACATTTTGTAAGTTTTCCAAATCTTGTGCAAATTCTAATTCTAAAGTAATTTGGTTGACTTCTATCTCATTAATCAATTCTTGTTGCTGCGTGAATTGTGATGATAACACCACAACCAAGTCATTCAATGCGTTTAATTGCGATTGCAATACTGTTTGATTTTCGTCAATAGTTTCTGCTAAAATAGTTATCTGATTTTGCAGACTTGCGTAGTTAATCTCTTGTACTTGTTCTATAATGTTTACATCATATTCTAAGTTATCGATGTCAGAATTTAGAGTATCAATTTCAATCTTTAAATCATTAATTTCAATTTGCAGATTTTCAATCGCTTCTGTTAAATCGTTGATTTGTTCAATGTTGCACGATGATAGTATTAATACTAACAATATAAGTTTTGTTTTCATTTTTGTTTAATTATAAATTTTACCTTTTACTTTTTGACTGTTTTGATATAAATGACCTTCTACTTCTTGATTACTTTGAAGTAAATCACCTCCTACTTTTTGAAAAGATTGATATAAATCTCCTTTTACATTTTGACTGTCTTGGGACAGATACC